CCCAGTACGTCGCCTACTACCGTGTCAGCACCCAGCGCCAGGGCCAGTCCGGCCTTGGCCTGGATGCTCAGCGCCACGCTGTCGCCGGCTATGACATCATCGCCGAGTTCACCGAGGTCGAGAGCGGCAAGCGCGCCGACCGCCCAGAGCTGGCCCAGGCGCTTGCGCTGGCCAAGGAGACTGGCGCGACGCTGCTGATCGCCAAGCTGGATCGCCTGGCGCGTAACGTGCATTTCATCACCGGCCTGCTTGAGGCCGGCGTCCCCATCGTCTGCGCTGACATGCCGGAAGCAGACCGCACCTTCCTCCAGATGGCGGCAGTGTTCGCCGAGTGGGAAGGTCGCCGCATCTCGGAGCGCACCAAGGCGGCACTGGCCGCTGCCAAGCAGCGCGGCGTCAAGCTGGGGTCTCCCTGCCCCGCCAAGGGTGGCGCTGCCACCGCCGGCATTCGCCGCGACGCCACCGCCAAGGTCGCGCCGCAGGCGATGCCGATCATCACAGCATTGCGTAATGCAGGCCAGAGCCTGCGCGCTATCGCGTCGGCGCTCAACAGCGCCGGCATCCCGACCGCAATGGGTGGGCAGTGGCATGCCAGCTCAGTGCGTAACCTGATCAACGCATAGGAGGTATCAATGCGTCACATCATCATCGACATTGTCGGGGGCTTGTTCATCGGCTTCCTCGGCATCTTCTTCGGGACTAACTTCTTCACCACCGAGTACAACATCTGGGCGCTCATGGCGAAGTTTGGGGGGGCAGTGGCATGGTAGGTAAACTGACGCCCGACAACCAGATGTCGGCATCCCGCATCCCGCAGCTCCTGAACGCATCGCCCTACGGCACACCCAACGAGCTGCTGGACGAATTCCTGCAACGCGACGCCGGCACCTACGTTGAGGAGTTCGTCGAGAGCGACGCCATGTACCTCGGCAACCTGGCAGAGCCAATGCTGCTGCGCGAGTGCGGCAAGCGCCTCGGCATGACTGATGTCGAGACTGAGATCACTGTGCCGTACCAGCACAAAGACCTGGCACTGGCCGCGTCGCTGGATGGTGCAGGCAAGGGAACCGGCCTGATTAAAGCCGACCCTGACCGCAAGATCTTCCTGCCGCAGGGCGGCACGATTGAGACTGCCGGCAAGATCGGCATCATCGAATCGAAGCTGACATCAGCCCCGCCATCAGAGCGGCCACGCTGGTATCGCGGCCCCTTGCAGCTCCAGGCGCAGCTCATGTGCTACCCAGAGGCCAAGTGGGGTGCCATCGTCACGCTGTACCAGAGCATCCACCTGTACATCTACGTCTACAGGCCAGACCCTGTGGTGCAGATGCAGATCCGCGACGCGGTGGTGGACTTTGAACGCCGCCGCAAAGAGCGGGACTACTACCCGCCCTACTCGCCTGGCGACGCCAGGATTGCGTACAGCTCGGTAGATTTGTCGCTGCCCATGATCGACATTGAGCCTGACACCGACGAGGCCATTGCGCTGGAGCAGCTCCTGCTGGCACAGCGCAGCAAGGCCAATGCCGAGGAGGACATCAGCGACGCCACCACAACGCTGATGGACGCCATCGGCGAAGCGCCAGGTGCGCGTGGCCTGGTCGGCAACAAGATGGTCGAGGTCAAGTGGCCTACCCGCAACTACAAGGCACAGCCTGAGAAGGTGACGCCTGCCAAGCCGGCGCGTACTGTGCGCGCCAAGACACTCAGCGTGAAGGAGATTGACTGATGCAGACGCTGACCAAAAAACAACAAGCGGTGTACGACGCCATCGCCAAGCACCAGCAGGAGCAGGGCTACACGCCTACGCTCCGCACCATAGGCGAGATGATGGGCATCAGCCATTTCACAGCCGCAGTGCATTTGCGCCTGGTCATTGAAAAAGGAAGGGCTAGACGCATCGGCACCAGACACATAGAGTTGTCTTGAACCTTACGTTTTCCTCCCACTGCCCCCGCCCAGCGCGGGGGCTTTTTTATGCGGTGTCTTCGATGGCGCGCATACGCGCGACCAGGCGCTTGGCGCGGTTGGTGACCTGGTCGTACCAGCGGCTGTCCACCATCTCGTCAGCGGCGCGGTTCCAGTCTTTGGCATCGACGCCGGCCTTCATGCCCTTGAACTTGGACAGGCGCGGCCTGCCCATGTTGAACATCATGTTGGCAATGATCAGTTGCGCCTCTTCCGGCAGATCATCGAAGTCTGGGTACAGCACCTGGCACTCGTCCAGCGTGGACGCAATGTCCAGCGAGAACACCTGCCGCACCCGCTCCTCATCAACAGCGGTGCCGACAGGCTGGCCGTGTTCTGGGTCATCCTCCACCACTAGGTGGCCAATGCCAAACGTGGGCAGGCCCAGGTGGTCTAGGTAGATCTCGTACTTGCAGCCTTCGTCCTCTGCAAGCTCCTGGCGCAGTTTGTCCTTGTTCATTTCTTCAGTCCCTTCAGTCCGCGTAAACCAAAGCTCGCCGCTATTGAGGCGTACATGGCCCACTGGAACCAGTCCGGTGTACGGCTCAACGCATCAAACCCGCGCTCGACATACGGCTGCAATGGCGGGATGAAGCACATGGCGATGATCGCAATGAACAAGATCGTCCAGGCTTCGTCCTTCCACGAATCCTTGCTGGCCTCGGCCATGACCTTCTCCCAGCCGGCCTCGTGTGTAGCAGCGACGCGCATCACCTCTGCCTCGGCCTCTGCCTTGGCGACCTTGACCCTGGCCTGCGCCGCCTTCTCTTCTGCCTTGCCCTTGAGCCACCCGCCGGCAAGCTCTGTGATTGCGGGTATCAGTGCCTGTATCATTTTCTAGACATCCAAGCTGTTGTTCCCATGTATGCGCCGACAATGCCAGCGCCCGATATGTAGAATAGATTGCTGATTTCAGACAGCGCCTCGATTCGCTCAATGCTGATCCAAGGGCTAAACATGCCGGCAGTAAACGCCCCCATGCCTATCAATGTCCACCGAGCCATGCGGAGCTGCGCCAAACTCTTGCGTAAATCCCGCTCTGTCTCGCGTATTTCTTTGGCGTGTTCCAGCTCTTCGTCAGTAACAACGCCATCGCCGTCCATGTCGTACTTCTCGTACTCACTTGCCGGCTGTAACTTTTTGCCCATCACTGGCTCTCCTTGATAGCCTTCAATACCTCGTAAACATTCGGCGGTGGCGGCTGGTCAACTTGCCACTGGCACAGATACTCGCGCGGCTTCCACTCACCATATTTGAAGAACAGGGTTTCTTGCGTGTTGTGTGCGCCGCGATAGACACAGACCTCCTGCGTCTTGTCCAGCTTCATACACTTGACCAGCCGGCAGACTGTCATGTCGTTGGCCCAGTCATTGGCCTGTGCCGTGTGCGCCTTCAGTAGCAGCACAAACGCCACCAGGACGGCGCTGCCGGCCCCTACCAGGATCGTCCAGGCCAACACCTCTACAAACTTGCGACGCCGCTCACGCTGCCTGTAGAGCGTCTCCTGGCGCTGTTTGCGGATTTGCCCCTCCATGCGGATCAGCTCCTCCCAGGCAGACTGCCCCAGCGTGAGCGAGATCCACTGCTTCAGCTCGTCCCGCTGCGCCCTGGCGCGTCGTGCATTTGCGAAGGCTTCCAACGCCTGTTGCTCCACAGTCTTGCCGCCAAACAGCTTCTTGAAGATGGGCGGGTTCTTGGCTTCCTTCTCTTGCTGCTCCAGATCCGAGAGCGCACCCATCCACCTCGACAGGTCGCCCATCATGGATTCGAGGTCACGCCCGATCTGAAAGCCTTTTTTTATCGCGGTAAATGAGGCCAGCGCGATTGAGACTGGGTCAGTCATCAGTACACCCTCACCTTTTTGGGATCGACCTGTACTGGCAGGCAGTACGCGGTGATGTTGCCCTGGCCGTGTAGTCTCTTGGCAAAGTAAATGCAGTCATCGACTGACCTGAAGTAGAGGTCATTCGACTTGAGAACCTTGTCGTCACCCACTCCAATAAAGACGAACAGAAGGAACGCATGGATCATTCATTTCTTGTTCTTGCTTCCCTTGGGCCTGCCGCGCTTCTTCGGTGCCGCCTTTGGTGTGGCCTCCTTCTTAGGCGCAACGGTTTTGCCAGGGCGCAGGTGTGGGTTCAGATCGTACAGGTGTGCCATGTCAGCCTCCTACAATGATGCCGATCAGCAGCAGGATAGTGGTGCCAGCAGTGCCGATCATAATTGTTTCAATGCGCTTAATACGCAGGATGGTTTCCTTCCAGCGTTCAGCGCAGACCGCCTCATGGGTGTCGAGTTCGGCTTTAACCGATGTAACAGTAGGCCTCGCCATTATCCATTATCACCAGTAGTAATTGATGTGCCGCCACTCGTATCAATGCCGGTTGCAACATTGTGGGTCTGGTTCCCATCAACAGTAATATGGCTGCCATCAATATCCATTGCGGTGTCGCTGGAGTTCACCCCATAGACTGAATTGCCCACAATCGTGCCAAAGTTACTGCCAACGCCAATCTCAAGAGCAGTGCCACCGGCCAGCTTTACAACATTGTTATTGATGGTGAAGAACTGAATGTTTTTAGAGTTACTGCGGTGCAAGTAAATGCCAAAGGTGTCAGTCTCATCAATGGTGTTGCCAGAGATCACCAGGTTGCTGATTGTCTCTGCGTTGGCGTGAACCTCAATGCCGTACTCAAAATCGCCGTTCATCTCCATCATTGCATTATTGCTGATGATCAATGACCTCACTTGATTGCTGTTGCTGTCCTGATAATTGCATATGATGCCTCTGCCGCCTGTCCTCATGTTCTTAATTGTGTTGCCAGTGATGACAGCAAACTTTTCACGGTTTGGCCCCTTGGCCGAAAAGACAGTGATTGCTGTATCATATGACCTGTCGATCATGTTGTTGCTGATGACACAGCTACCGCCACGATAGCTGATGCCATTTTGCCCTGATGACAGCCCAGCATGATCGCTGGCCGCAATATAGTTTTCTGTGATTATGTCATCACAGGTTCCCTGATGAGCGTCGATAGCTTGCTGAACTGATCCTCTGAAAGAGCAGCGGGACACTTTTGTGCCACGCGACACAAGATCACCGCCGCCAATAGAAACGCCGTGCTTACAGAAAATAAAGTTGCAGTTGTCTACCACACAGCCATAGCAGCCATCAGTAAATGTGACGCCATATCCCAAGCCAGTGTTATCATGCTCAAGGAACTCGCAGCCTTCGACACGGGCATTGATGCTTTCTGCAATTCGCACACCACGGTTCTGCCATTTCTCTGTTCTTACATTCCTGACAATGGCATTGCGTGTGGATTGTAGGTTGATTGCTGTGGTTCTGTTTGTGTCGTCGCCGTTGCCGATCAGGCGCAGGTTTTCAATCACCACATTTTCATTCGGCGTCATTACATCAACAACACCAGTTGAAGATGTGTATGTGTCTTCAGCCGCAGCATGCAAAGTGAATTGAGTTGAGCTATCAATGCTGCGGATGACAGCGTACTCGCTCTTCTTTGCTGTAGTCTCATCAACGCCATCACCAAAGTTGACATTCGGATCGCGCAGATAAATTACATCATTCGCTGCAAGGTTGGTTGTGCTTACGACAGTAATCTGGTGAGCACCTCGGTTTACTGTTGCATTGATGTCTGCCTGACTTGTGGCAATCCCGCTGGCCAAGAACAAACCAACAGAGTTGTCTGATGGGGTTTGACCGCCGCCTGTTGATGTTTGATTGCTGAAATCAAGAGTACCATTTCGGATTGTCATGTTCGCGTAAATGGTCAGGCTGGTATCAATGCGGTAGGTCTTGTCGCCAAGCTCCAGGATGCCGCCGCCAGCCGTGTTCAAAGCGTTGATTGCGTTCTGCATCGCGGTGGCATCATCAGTCGAGCCATCGCCAGCCGCACTGTAGTCCGCTGGGATGAATATCCTTGTGTAGGCCCTGAGACTGGTATCTAGGCCAGTCTCATCAATCATACCCTGCGATATTTTAGTGAGTGCCATTAGCCTGCCTCCAACGCCGTGATCCGCGCCTCAAGCTCTTGGATCGTTGCCACCAATAAAGGCACCAGCTTTGACTGGTCTATGCCTTGGTAGATAGCGTTGCCGCCTGCATCCACCTCATCCTTTGTTCCGGTGACTGCCTCTGGCACATGAGCCTGAACCTCATGCGCCAGAAAGCCATCAACAGTTTTGCTGGCATCAGCAATGAAGTTAAACCGCACAGGGTTGAGCTGCTTCAGGCGATCAGTCGCGCCGGAAATCGCCGCCACATTTTCTTTGAGCCTGTAGTCTGAAGATGTGGCGTATGTTGTGCTTGATCCATCGCCTTCAATCTTCCCCACATTTGCACCGTTGCGATAAAACAGAATGATGTTTCTGCTACTGGTGTCTGCTTCAGATCGGTTGATCTGCATAACTTCTTGACCAGTGGCAGCTATCTTTGTTCTGCCACCAGCTTCAATGGACAAGCCGGCGTCGCCAGTATCATTAAGATCAGTTTCAGCGGCTGTCCCCACAAGGAGCGTGTCAACAGCGGCGCTGCCCCCATCAATAGCATTGCCAGAGACGCTGTCATTTGGGAGCGACACAGAGCCAGATATTGTTACATCATTGAATGATGGGTTCCTGCCAAAGATGCCGCCGCGATTTTTAATGGTCATAACTTACCTCACGCATATCCATAAAGCTCAATGAGAAACTGGCCAGCAGTGTATGTGGCATTGGCAGTGCCTTGCCCCACTAGATACAAATATTGATTTGCTGATGGTACAGCAGATACTAAATCTTCATTGCCAGCCGATGCTGTGCCGGCATTGATTAGCTGCGTCTCTGTTAGATCAGCAATCGCGCCATCCTCAACGCCAGTGCCTTCATTTGCCGCATACAAATCAATATCGGTATCACCACCTGCCGGCGTCTCAATGCAGGTCATCTTGCCCCAGAAGATTGTGCCGTTTGTTGCGGCTGTAATCTGACCAATATGGCAGACAGATGATGTGCCATTTACTCCAATGATATCGCCAGCCTGAGCGCCGCTGTTAAGGCCAGTCAAATCAATGAATATCCTAGTGATGATAATGTCACCGCCGCGTGACGCGCCGGCCTTGTAAACAGTGCCGGTGCCGCTAGTAATCCCAGCGCCAGCAGATGTTTTTGCAAACAGAGTATCGCCGATCTCCGAAAGAGTAGCCTCTACTGTAGAGGCCGCGTAGTACCCAGAGCTGTCTGTGATGTTCACATTGGTTGCGTCGCTCGTGAATGTATCAACAGCATTGCCGATTATCACTTCGACATTTGCATTCAGAGGCGGTGCCTCAGTAAATGTCAGGGTTGTGCTTGATACAGAAAAGGTGGACTTGAGCTGGTAGACGCCGTCAATGTAAACCTGGGCGTTGTTCTTAGAGCCCGGCTCTGTGGTCATCGTAAAGCCAGTGGTTGAGCCATCGCCGGTGAAAGTGTTGTTAACAAAGTTGGCACCGACCACAGCATTGGCACTGATGGCCGTTACAGTCTCAACTCCAATGTCGCCATTTGCATCAAATCTGAGCAGCTTGTCGGCGCGTGACGATGCTGCCGGCAACACATTGTCGCCGGTAAAGTTGTCATATGCTGGGAACTTGATAGAGCGATCTACACGCTCATCAATCTGCTGCTCAAAGATGATGTTGCTGTCGAGCTGCTCGTTGAGGCTAGACGCCAGCAGATCGCCGGCGGTCACAAAGTCTGTGACGCGCTCAATGTCACGCGCACCCAAAATCACAATAGTGTCATCGGCTGTTGGCGCAGTTGAGATTGAGCCGCCAGTCACCAGCGTCACTGAGCCGGTGCCATTTGGATTGATTGTGACGGTATAGTCTGTGCTTAGTGTCAGCAGTGTGGCGTTCAGGAAGATCGCCAGGTCATTGTCATCCAAAATTTCAAAGGTGAATGCATACGGCCCCAAGCCGGCAGAGCCGGTGAACACGACGCGGCGCGTCACTGCGTTGATATTATAGTCAGCCATTGCACATCATCCTTTGTGGCGCATTGTACACGATTTACCTCGCCGCGTTAATACGGTCTGCCAGAGAAGGGTCTTCAGCCATCAACAGCTTGCGGCCAGCCGCATAGTACGGCTCTGCTGTCGCTCGGATTGCGGCCAGCTTGTCTTCCTTTGTGGTAAGTAAACCGTAGTCCGAGGAATAGATTAGATCGTTCAGTGCATCTAGTAGTCTAGGCTCTCCTGCTATCGGCTCATTGAGCCGGCGAATCATAAAGTTGTACTGCTCGGCATTGAGCAAGACGCCGTTAATCTTTTTGCTGGGCATAGCCAAGCCATCGCCCAGGTTCATCAGCTCTTTATCCAGCCCTCTGTATTTTGCCTCGTTGATGCGGATGGGCGACCACAGCTCATAGCCAACGCCCTTGCCCTGCATCCGCACCTCGCCCCACAGATTGAGCGATGGCGGCAAGTCTTTGCTGAACATCGGGTGCCGCGCCTTGGCCCTTTGCAACGCCGTGTAGAAGCCGCGCATGTATGGCGGCAACTGCGTCGGGTCTTCGTTAAAGATGCCGACAGGCGGCATCATCGTGTTGGACGCATGCGGATGTTGCACCCGCTCAATAGTGGCACCCAGCGACGACACTGTCGGAATGGCAGACAGCGCCGCTGTGCTGGCGCGCTCAGACATGAATGATTGAAGCTGCTCAAATGCCAGCCCTGGGTCTGGCTGGTTCAGGATGCGCGACAGATCTGCGACGCCCTCAAGGAACGGCATCTCCAGCGCGTAGTTGTACATGCCAAGGCCGGCGGCAGTCGCCAGGTTGGTCAGCACATCGTTATCGTCCTCATACTGCGCGTAATACGCATAGTCAGCCGCAATGGCCAACATGCCCGACAGCGGGTCGAGGCGCGAGTAGGTGACGCCCTTGTAGGTGCCGTCAGCCTGCCGGATGTTGATGGTGTGCGGGTACAGGCCCAAGCGATCCATAGCCTGACGCGCCTGCGGGTCAGTCGGGCCGGCCCCCATAATAATCACTTGGTTCTGCGGCCCTGATAGGCCAGCCGCCATCATGGAGAACGTACCCATGATGCCTGTCCCCATAGTCAGCTTTGCCATCGCCATGTCGGCCTCGCGGCCACCTGCCTTGATGGCGCTGTAAAAACCAGGGTTGGCCAGAACCATAGGCGATCTAGCGCCGACCTCGCGCAACACATTGACCGGCGTCTTGAAGAACGGCACACCGAACAGCTTGGTGGCGGGGTGGGACATGAACGGCTGCATGTTGCCAAGGAAGCCGTCCAGATCGCCTTGGAACGTCAGCTCACGCGCCGCATCTCGCGCTGTGGTCATCACTGCCTCTGGCGGGTCATTGATGATGCTGTTCCGCAGCTCTGCCGCTGCAATCTTGGCCTCGTCCACAGTCTTGCCGCCGGCAATCATCTCGTCATACAGCGACAGCGACCTAGCCAGTGCCTGCTTGTGTACCGACGCGCGGTAGCCAATCGCCTTGAAGAATTCGTCTTCTGCCAGCAAGAACCGGCCAGACATGCGGACGGCAGTGCCGAGCGTGTTGATGGTGGCAGCGCCATAGTTGCCTTGCCTGGCTTGGTTGAAGATCTCGGTCACATCTCCAGTCGTGCCAATGGCGCGCTGGTTGCGGACATCAATCTTTGACGCAAAGTCGCCGGCCTCTTCTTTGATGAACGCCTTGCCTGACACGATCAGCGCATCAAGGAACGATGCGCGGATGCTGTCCATCTGGATCATGCCCTCGCGCATGTAGACGCGCTCCTGGTTGGCACCAGGCCGCATGGTGCGTACTGCGCCAATGCCGCCAGCCAGTGTCTCCTCAATGCCTTTGTAGAAGCTGAAGATGCCGTTGCCGGCAATGTTGACGCCGTGCGTCACAGGCGATGACAGGATAGAGTTGATGAACACCTCAGTCAGGACATCAGCGCCCTTGCTCATAATCCCCTGCGTAAACTGTGGCCGTGCCGGCGCTGGCAGTGCCAGGTACATCTCACCCAGATGTTCTATATCGACGCCTTCCTGCTCTAGGATCTTCAGCAGCTCATCACTGCGCCGCGTGTCCACGCCGATCTTCTGCGCCTGCTGCATGGCGTATAGCAAGCGGCCAGCCTCACTGGTGGCACCGGACAGGTTGGAGTACAGCGTGAACTCCATTGTCATATACTGCGCTGCCTGCGCGAAGAGCTGCTTGCGCGTGGCTGGATCATTGGCAGCGCGCGCCTCTTCAAACTTTCTGCCGGTTTGCTTGGTCAGATCACGCGCCAAGATCAGAGCCGCCAGCACATCCTCTGCCGTCTCGCCTTGGCCAGGGTCTCGCGTCAGCCACTTCTTTAGGACGCGGTCTGTGCCTTGCTGCTCTGCCAGGCTCAACAGCGTGTCATAGTTCAAGGTGCCGCGCCGTGCGCGCTCAAACAGATCACTGTTCAGGTTCTTGACCTGCTGCATGTAGCCGGCCAGATCAAACTCACCAGACGCAGTCATAATCGCCGGCAGGTTCAGACCTTTGGTGTAGTCCTTGCCGACGATAGTCTCCAGCGCCGCAATGTCGTCGGGGTCAGCCTGGCGCACAACAACGCGCTCACCGACCTGCTGGATGTCCTCTGGCGGCACACCTGGTATAACGCGCTTCTCAGCTTCGGCGATGCGCTTTGTGACCTTGCTGCCAAGATCTGTGACGACATCCACAAGGCCGGCGACCTGTACAGGCTCACCCTCATCTGTGGCGATGGGGCCAGTCACCTCTAAGATTTCTCGTGCCTCTGGCGCTATCTCAGGCTGCACAGTCTCTTCTGCCGGCGCGTCAGGGAACAGCGCCGCCTGAACGCCGGCGGCTTCCTGCATCTCGTCCAGATCTTTGGTGACACGCGCCATTATGCTTCGCCTTCTACTGCCTCGTCTGGCTCTGCCTGCATCGGCATTTTCTCACGACTGTCGTACAGCGCCACTACCAGCGCCATCACATCATTCGATTTTTGTTCCTGCGGCTCGGATGAGTTCGTCGAGTTTTCCACGGTTCACTCCTTCAAATTCATACCACGGTATGTTGCCACCCTCGAAAGCCTTCACTCCAGGGAAATTGGCCGGCAACACTCCAGACTTTTTCTTAAATGCTTCGGCAAACATAGCATCTATTTCAGGTTTAGTGAACGCATACGGCTCACCTGTGCTGGTCTCATAGACATACCTGTTGGTGCCGTCTGGCATCTTTTCATACTTTACGCCAGACATCTTGGTGTGGAATCTACCCTCCATCACTGGGACGCCGGCAACCGGCTTGGCTTGCCCTGTTGATGTTCTGACAACAGCTTCCAAGGTTGGGTGCGATACGACCTGGCCAGATGACAGCACCCAGCTCTCCCAGTGATACCGGCCTACTGTACCAGGCTCTGTGCGTCCTGCCATCTTGTACAGCTCTGGCACTCGGCTCATCAGCGACCGCTCTAGTGCCTCATACTGGGCCAAACCTTGTGATGTGTCGAACTGCTGCATGATGTCGTCATAGATCTTCTCACCACCGCCCCACATCTGGTTGATCTGGATTCGGTCAAGAACCACAACATCATTGCGGCCCGACACTAGCAGTGCAAAGGACAGGATCTTGTTCTTGATGCCGGTGTCCTCTGCCAGGCCATAGTATGCTCGCCGTATTTCTTGGCTGGACATGTCTTGGTTAGCGATCATCTCATGCAACCTGGTCAACGCAGACTTACCTGACGCATCTGTTGCTGCCATCTTAGGCAAGAATGTTTTGCCAAACGCATTGGCATTAGATGTTGCAGATCTTCCAGGGCTGCCGGCAGGGATTGTCGTCTTGACCATATCAAGCCAGGCGCTTGTGTCTTGGTCAGACCACTGGCCATCTGTCGCCTTCTTGATAAATGGCATGGCTTTCTCAGCCAGATCTTTGTATCCGCTCTCATGCGGGAACGCAGACAGCATGCGGGACAAGATTGACCACAGCATAAGCTGACCTGTCAGCTCTGGGCCGGCTCCCGCCGCATAAGCGGTTTTGAATCTGTTCTGAACAGCTAGGCCATCGTTGGCTGCCTTGATCTGATCTGGTGTCAAACCCTTGAACCAATCAGACCATTTATTCATATCGTTGGCATGCTCAATCATCCAGGCAGGTGGTGCCGGCACATCTTGTCGGTTGAGCGTTTTCGACATCATGTCCACATAGCCCTGCGTCGATGCAAGCGGGTCAGCAAACTCTGCACTGATTTCATCAAGCCTGTCCGACTGTGCGGCAAAGTTTGACGGCGTCATCTTCGCAGCAACAAACATCTCGTTTTTACGCGCAAGCTGCACTGGCTCATAGGCAGGGTTGTTGACCGTGTACTGACCAGGCACACCAATGACTGGCGCATCATCAGCCGTGCGCGCAGCAAACGATGGTTGGCCACCCATCAGCTTCTGGCCAGCCACAATGGCATCGTCAACAATCGCTGTCGGATCTACACCCATGCCCAGCGTGACACTGCCCTGGCGCTCTGCCACCCGCGCCGGTGCGCCGGCAGCGTAGTCGCTGACAGCCTCACCGATAGCGCCTGCCACCTTGGGCGCGCCTTTGGCTGCGGCAGCGGCACCTGGCAGGCCAGTGACCTCGCCGACCATCGCCGCGTCCTTGGCCAGAAACTTGTAGGGCTCCGGCACATCCAGCGTGTCCACAAAGTCAAAGAACGACTGACGCCACGCCTCAGTGCCGTAGTTCTCACGCACCTTTGCAGCAGCCTCTTTTGACGCTGGGCCAGCGCCCAGCTCAAGCAAGTCAGGGATCAGGCCCATCAGGCCACTAAACGCTCCGCCAGCCAAACCGCCCAGAGTAGCAGCGCCAGCACCTGCAACTTTCTTAGGGTCACCTGTCACTCCCAGCTCTTGCATTGTCGGCGCTTCACCCGGCGCATAGAAACCTTGCGGCTCTGGAATGAATACCTCAGAGCGCACCATGCCGTCATCATCAACGCGCGTTTGCAGCTTGACACCACTCTCTAGCGCAAGCTGTGTGTTAATCAGCTCCTGCTCTAGGACGTTCATTGCTCGTTCCTTTCAAGGACAATGTAGGCATCCATCAGCTTCTCATGCGTAGCTTGGTGGTCTGGATACATTAGATCACCAGATGTGCCGGTCACACCCGCAATGATGCCACTCTTTCTCTCTGTCAGCATCTGCGTTGATCTAAGAATAATGTCGTCCTTAGATGAGCCAAGCGGCATCCCTAAATCACTCTCCGCTATCCTGTTTATAGTGTTTTGCGCCGCTTTGTTTTCTTCTTCAATCCGCTTGGCGACATTGCCCCTCTTGATGAAGTCATTGGCCCAAGCAATCTTGTCCATGCCTGGATCAGCGCGCGATGCGATGATCAGCTCACTCTCAGCCTCACCCACAAGGCGCATGGCATCTGCCCTCTTGCCTGTCGGGTTGATCTCAACAAGCCCCATCTCAGGAATGCCAAACGCATTCCGCACCAGCTTCATGGCCTGGTTGTGGTCATCGCTACGCATCGAATCTATGCGGTCAAAGAACGTGCCGGCAGTCGTGCGCGTGATGACGCGGCGATTGATGGCGCTGACAACCTCGTCTTCTGTAAGTGTACCGTTCAGTGCATTTCTGTTAAGGCGCGTGATCTCTTCAGCCACATCAACGCCGCCCTCTACATACAGCGCATTGTAGTACGATTCGGCCTTGCTTGCGTCTAAATCAGACAGCTCATCAATCAAGCCCTGCGCGCCGTCAATGTTGCCTGTTCTGATCATATCAAGCAGGCCGTCACTCAGCTCACGCACACGCGCGCTGCGCTTCCTGCTAGCAGACGCATCCTCTGATGCTTCCATGCTGTAGAACGCTATGACCGCATCATTCGATGCCTTGAAGGCCGTGCGTCGCTGGTCATCGCTCATCACTGACACAATGTTGTTGATGGCCGTGTTCTCAATCTTGCCTTCCCTTAGCTGCTTGCTGTGGCCAATCGGGTCTTGCATCACCCAATCGGATACAGCCCCAGCCAATGCCGCATCGACATTGTTGTTAAAGTTGTTAGTCATGCTGACGAAAGCTGTGGGGTCATCTACTGCGTCAGCCAGCTTCAATATGTTATTCCGCTCAACCATAATGGTGCTTGCCAGCTCGTCCTTGCTGACGCCAGCCGCCATGATTGCGCGATCAGCAATGCCATCAACAATTGACTGCATGCCGGCAACCGCACTGAACTCTACATCTTTGACTGCCTTGTCAGCCATGATATTGGCGTGTGCCATTGCCGCGCTGTTGCCGACACTAGACAGTGTGCCACGCAAGTTGGGCGCTGCCGCCGGCGAGATATCGTACAGTGCGCCGCTGTAACCATTGATGATACCGTCGATCTCGTTCTGCACCTGGTCGAGGGGCGTGAAGTCAACCTTGGCATTGGCGCGTACAGCGGCAATCTCATTGCGCGCTGCTGTTTCTAGGTTAGTGCTAATCACCCGCAACGCCGCCTCACGCGCCGCACGATCATACACCGTGCCAGTGCCGCCAGGCGTCAGCGCCTCGCGCTGCTCATCACTCTGCGCGTCCAGCAGCTCTTGTGCTGATGGTGCGTTTGTCGCGCCGTACTCTGCGCCCTCAATCTTGGCTTGTATCTCTGCCTCGCGGAAGGCGACGCTGGCCATCCTGTCAAGCTGCTTGGAGATAGTGTCGGCCACGCGCGCCTGTGCGCGCGCCGTGCCGACATAGTCTACCTGCGGCAGGTTGGGGATCTGAGCGCCAAGTGGACGGTATCTAGGGAGTCGTGCCACCTGGGCCTCCTATACTCTGCTGCATTTGCAAGCCGTAGCCCAAGCTGCCAATGGCACTGGCAATGCCGGCCTGGCGCGCGGCTCGTGCCTGCGAGGCATACTGCTGTGCCTGCATCCTGCCACCAGCAAGCGCGATGATCTCGCCCTCTTGCAGCGTGTAAAGCTCCTGTGCGCCCTTCGACACGGCGTAGTCGCGCAGTGCCTTGGCAGACCCACTGAAGGGATCTACGCCACCCATAGCCGCCTTGGCGGTGATTGTTGCTGATGTTGCAAGAATGTTGTCTAGGACGGCAACCGCGTTCTGCTTGTACTTCAGGCTTTCCTGCTTTGCTTGCAGCTTGGCATACGCGCCCTGCGCTTGCAGGCCACGCGCCTGCGTCTGCGCTGCCTGCAATGACATGAAAGCCGACGCCGCCATCAGCGGCATTGCTGCACCTGCACCCATCTTACTGTCCCGCGCTCACCTTGTAGTCGATACCCAGCAGTGTCATCTTCAACGGCACTGTCTGGCCGATGGTGATCTGCCCATCATAACTATACCCCAAAATGCCGTGCGCCGTCTTCAGGCCAGTAAACTCCTGCACAGCACCATCCAATGCACTAGCACCGAACCTGCGGAACGGCACCAGCTTGCCATTGATGGTCAACGCCTGCGTCTCAAACAGCTCGGCGTTCACCTCGAATATACGCTTCTTAAAGCCCCTCAGAGAGCCGCTGGCAAGCCTTGGCTCCACCGGCAGTGTCTTTACCTCTGGCGTAAAGTTAAGGCCGACCTGATGGCTGCTAGTGGCCGCTGTGGCGAATGTAACGGTGAAGGGTGACGCCGGCACAGTCTGATCTGCTTCTAGCACGCCATCCCTGATGATCTTGACCGTCTCACCCTCTAGGTGACCCATTGTCACAGAGCTGGCGGCGCTCCCAGTCTTGGCACTATCAAGCAAGGTGTTTTCATCAAACGCTTCGACATAATACGCATCAGAGCCATTGATCGTGCGCTTGACTACGACATAGATGGTGTCAATGTCTACACCGACATTGATGAACTCGCCATCGGTTGTCCACTCGGACGGCGCGATCACGTTCTGGCTGCGTAACAAAGTGTAACAAGCAATGCTGCCGTCATCACCGTTGACGATCAGCAAGCGGTCACCCTCATCTGTCGATGTTGACACGCGCACTGCCATCTCTTCTGGCGACTTGAGCAGGTGAGATGACAGCAGCGATATCTTGGCCGAGGTGTAAGCCTGCACGCTATCACTGAACACAAACTCTTGCAGCGCCTTGCCCTGTCGCTGAATGAACAACGTCGAGCCTTCAATGTTCTGCAACCTAATGCCAGGCTTCATGCCAAACTGCGTCTGTTGCTTTACGATCAGGTTAGTCGGCGTGATCGGCGTATCCAGCGTCTGCGGCACAAAGAACTCAGCGCCAGTGGTGAAGACCTGCAAGTTGCGACCAGAGAAGATATCGACAATCGCATTAAACGTACCAGTGTCTAGCGTTGCCTCAACACCCTCATCATCCAATGACTGACCGGGATTGAAGTCAAAGAAGTCAGCAACCCTTGAGCCAAACAAAGTGGAAGGCCGGCTCTTGGTGCCGCCAAAGTAAAGACGCCCCTCATGAAACGTCACACTGCGCGGATAGCCACGCGCCGATGACCAGCTGTCTTCATAGCCATACTCCAGCTCCCAGTCGCCAGATACTACAGCACTAGTGTCAAAGAATGGCACCTCAACAAACGCATTGACGACTGTGTTGCTGACATACTTGGTTATGCGAGCGCGACCAAATCCATTGTTGACGTTTACATATTCATCAACACTGTTTGCACCCCACGCCTTCACCTCATACTGGCTGGTGTTATCTGGCGCTGTGTCAAAGTCAGGAAAGACTGTGGCGACCTTGGTTGATGCCACATAGTCAGATATGTGCCGGTGCTGGCCAGAACCAGTGCCGCCAGTAATGTGCAGCGAAAAGCCATTACAGGCATCATCGCTTGTGTAGCTTGTTGCTGACTTTAGCGTAATTGTGCTGGTTGTCCCGGCCTGCGCTGTTCCAGTGTCAGTCGTAACTGACGACGCGGTGAGTGTGATGTTGCCTGATGTTGCGCTTGGCGTTATGTCAAAATCAGGGTTGTCAGTCTTCAAAGTAAAGGCATGCTTTGGGATATGACCAAAGGTGATGGTGCTGGCAGTCCAGTCGCTGTCAGTTGCGCCTCGTACAATCGTCGTTGGCGGCAAATCCTCATGCACTACGATCAAGGTGTCAGCAGACTGCACCCAGTTCATCTCAGGCAGGATAGCCGCCGTCAGGCTGGCCACAGTCAAAAAGTCATTGCCGCTGCCATTGATGTCAGTGATCAGGGTATTGTCCTTGAACACATACATTTTGCCGGGGGTGAAGACCAGCATGTAGCTGTCGCTGACACTGAACTCAAACGCCACCATCCGCACAGCATTGGCTGCCCCACTATCCAACGTGGCGACATACTTGGTGCCGTCTCGACGCTTGGCACCGCCCTGCGGCTGGATGTTGACATTGCGCGCTGTAGTCAGACCCGACTTGTACTGAGTAAGGTCAGTGCGCGCACGCAGCTTGGGGTCTAGCTCACCGCTGGTGAAGTCATTCTGGATCTGAATGATGCGGCTCATTCTAGTACCTTATGTCTGCAATCGGAAACTCTTGGATGTTTTGCGATGGCTGACTTGCGCCATCAATGTTGATCGCAACACGCATCAGACCGCCGCGCATGTTCTCAGACGGCGAACCATAAGCCTTGCTGTGATAGTATTCGGCTTTGGTGATCTGATCTGTGATCGGCTCTGCGAACTCAGCAGCCAGGGCTGTCTTCAGCAGGCGCACGAAATAAGGCGGGAAGTTGGCAGGCTCTGGTCTGAACTGGTAGTCAATGAAGACCTCCTCCAGACTTGTAAACACGCCGCCAGAGTAGATCTCAAAGTCGCGCACAGGGTTAGCGCCAACCGCGTTGGTGCTGAACACAGCGCGCGGGTTGCCCAGCATGTCGCCAGGGAACTGATACTTATACTTCCACTCATTGATCGGAGCCTCGGCAAGCCGTGCGAGCTTCACCTTCTTTAGCGTCCAGCTAAATGGGTACTGCATCAGAATGGTGTCGCGGACATCATCATAGAGGCGGTCACCGACCTGGGCCTCATCTGTACCATCCGCAAACGATGAAAGGGGGGAAGCCCCCAGCATGATCAGCGCATCTGAAACGATAGATAGTTTGGTATCACCAGCCGCCATAGCGCCACTCCATGAAAGAGAAGGGGGGCCGGCGAACCGGCCCCACCAGTTTAGTCGCTGTCGGTCATGGCGACGGTAGTACCGTCAGTGACATCGACAACACCTGAAGCATTCGACGCGACCATCACGATGGACAAGGTCGGCGTGTTTGAATCATGCACAAAGATGATGTCGCCTACCGCCAAAGTGTCAGACAGGTCGTTGAAGTATCCGGCAGTGTTCACTGTCGCGATAGCATCAGTTGAGGTGTAGGTGTAAAGAGAAGGCGCATTGCCTTTCTTTGCTGCACCGATCACGTTCAGGCCGGAATTAGCATAAGCCATTGATCAGTCTCCTCTCTACTCGGTTGCCGAGATTTTGACGATGCCCTCGTCATCGATGGCAACGGCACCAGCCGAGAACATCGAAGACACAAGGAACGAAGTCTTCTCAGGAACGTAGTTGATCTCACTCCGCTGGTTCATGCTGATGCCCAGCCCGACTGCGTCGCGGTGGAACGCAAAGCAAGTACGGGTCGATGGGAGCGGCAGGCCACCCTCATCACGGTCACCAATGGTGATAAACTTGAAGCCGAGGAACGTGTCGATCTCGCCAGTCGAGAGAGCCTTGACAGTAGCGAAGTCGCTGCTGGTCAGCTCAGTCTCGTCGAGAAGCGCGGACAGGCCGTTTGCATGGATGATCATGCAGCGGTTGTCTGCCGGCACGTTGTTGGCGTCCAGAGCCTTCTTAGCTGCAAGCAGCTTAGCGAGGTTCATGTTGGTGCCTGCACCGCCAACCGAGGTTGCAACGGTAGAAGGCGACGACGCAGCGTTCAGCGCGTCAATGACGAGCTGATCCATGCGGCGACCAATAGCGCCACCCACGACCTGCACCAGCTCCTGGCGCTCATCGAAGTTGACTTTGGACTGCTGGAAAATATCCGAGTACTCAGCAGCGATATAGTCGGACATCGTGGCGGTGATCTGCGAATAGGTCACGTTCAACGGTGTCACATCGGTCTGAGGTACGCGAACAGTTGCGGTGCCTTTCCCGATCTTCGGGAACTTCACCTGGTTGCCTTCGACGTTTGTCCGCTCACGAGTTACGCCGGCAAGAGCGCGTGCGCCCTGGTATGCCTGCTTCACCTCGGCATCGAACAGTTGTACGAAAGCGGAAGAAATGCCTACAGCCATTTCTCACTCCTATACAAAAGTTAACACTGATTGCGCCTAGCAGGTGTCCTTTCGGGCTGCGGCTTGGGCATAAACGCTACGCCCCCAAGCGGGTCTGACAGGTCGAAGACGATTGTCTGTCGCGCAAAGTATATGAAAAAAAGCGGGAGCTGTAAACGCCCCCGCTTCTTCATCACATTGGTGTGTAGTCTTCAGTGCCGTAGACTTGCTCGAAAGCCTTCTCGACCTTCGCGCGATACGCTGGGTCGCTCTTGTATTCAGGCTTGCCGACCATAGCCATCAGCTCCTCTTTCGACGGCGCGCCCTCTACCGGCCCGACATCGACAGGGATGGGCCTGTCGCCATAGTAGCTCCGCACCTTCTGCAAGGCGCGCAAGCCTTGCGCTGTGCCGCCCATGATCTTGAACTCCTCAAAATCATCCTGCCCCCAGACGCCTTTGTTGACCAGGCTCTGCGCCCAGGTCGTCATCGACTTGATGGTGGCATCGGCATTCGGGCCCAGCTTCTCGTACTCTTCTTTGTGCGAGATAGCAGCTTGCTCATTCTCTGCGCCAGCCATCTCAATAAACTTGCCGGCCAGCTCGTTGAACGCTGCCTGGCTAACGCCATTGCGCGAGGCCCAGTCACGGTACGTCGCATACAGCTCATCGTCCTCTGGAATGCCAGCCTGTGTAAAGATAGACTGATCATACTCATCCGGCACTTTATGCTGGCCTTGCGAGAAAGCCTTCTGAAGCTCATTGTAGCTCTTGACCAGGTTCTCAAGATCCGGCCCATCACTCTCATCCCAGAACTTGTCGGGATACCACTCCGGCCTTTCAAAGGTGATTTCGTCATCCTCTGTCGCCAGTGTGACATCGTCAAGCGATGGCTCGGTGTCTGGTTGCAGGTGTGAAATAGACTGCTCTTCGGCTTGCTGCTGGTTGTCGTCGCTCTGTGGTTGAGCATCGGCCAGCAGCCCCTCAGTTTCGTCGTTCATAGTTCTCTTGCCCTTTGCATACGCCGCTCGATTTCGCGAACCAGACTGTTCTGGCCCTCACGAGCAAAACCGTGGCTGGCATCCTCGCCGGGGTACCAGGTCGGCTGCTCTATCGTCAGTGATCGCAGATGGGTGAGCAGCTTCTGCCCATCATCACTGCCGAACACGCGCAGGTACAGGCGATCTACATCGTCCTTATCTACCTGCTGCTTTCTTGCAATCTCAGGATCTGCAAGTTGCAGACCTTCCCATCCATCAGGTGTCATGTCTTACATTCCTTCCGGCGGCGCTTCTGCCGGCCCCTGCTGGGCCTCTGCCTGCGCCTGGGCCTGCATCATAGCTGCGGCCTGTTCCATCATCTGCTGGCGCTCCTGCGGCGTTGTACGCAGGTCTGCGGGGATGCCCATCTTGTCGGCCACATAGTCAGGGATGCTGCCGGTCTTGACCGACATCTGACCTTCGGGGCCGAGCGCCGAGGACATCTCGACCCACTGCATGATCTTCTGGATGTCGCCCATGCTCTGCGCCTGGGCAATCGGGCTGATCGGCACAACCTTGACCTCAAGGCCGTTGACCTTCAGCGGCATCTCAATCAGGCCGCGATCATCCATAACGTACAGGATGCGCGCGATCAGCGGCACCATCGTCTCAGTGATGAGCCGGCCAAAGGCGCTGCCAAGATTCGATGACAGCTCACGCATGCGCTCCGAGATCTCGGTAGCAGACCTGGCCGACATATTGTCAGGCGGCAAAGTGTCGTCCAGCAGGATCTTCTTGATGTTTATGCGTAGATCATTGATCACGATCTGGCTGACGTTGAAGTCGCCAGAGCGCGGCATTTGCCGCAGGCTCTCACCCTGTGGGCCACCGTTGCGCGCCACTGGAATGATGGCACCCGGCGCAATGCGGATGGTCTGCGGGTTCAGTACGCCATCGTCTGCCGCCGTGTAGACGCCGGCGATCGACAGGCTGGCGTTCTTCAGGAGCAGCTCCAGCGTCTTGTTGAGGGTTTTGATGTCGGGGATGGCCGTGACCAGGGGGCCGCGCCCATAGACCTCGCCGGCCACTTTCATGTAGCGCGCCACAATCCACGGCGATGTCTTCATGCGCCGCATCAGGAGTTGGCTTTTGCCGGCAGGCCAGATGACATGATAGCAAAAGTCGCCGCGCTCAATGTCATACAGCGTGGCTTCCAGCAGCTCGACCTCCTCGGTCGGCTTCTCTTCGATCATGCGCTGCAAGCGATCGGGCAGCTCGGCGTCAGACCAGTGCTGTGTGATTGCCTCGCCCTTCATACGCATGCGGCGGTAGACATTGTCTACCTTTCCATATGCGCCCTCTTCAATGGCAACCAGGTACTGCGGCACAGCCGTGAACCTGATCGGCGTCATGTCATCGCCGTCCTGCACCAGCATGACGGCGGTGCCGACTGCCAGATCCAGCAGGAACTCACCCATCGCCAGGTCAAAGTTAGACTGGCGCAAAACCGAAAACATCTTCTCAGCGTAGATGTCGAGCGCAGCCTGCGCCTCAATGCGGCGATCCTCTGGGATATCAGCGCCCGGCTCCAGCCGGCACCAGTTGGCATAGGGCGGGAACAGGCCCGACTGGATGCGGTTGGCAAAACGCTGGACGGCATTGATGGCGGTACTGTCGAACACGCGCACCATCTTGTTCTGGCCTGGCGAACCGCCGCCCTCATAGTAGCCGTCATACAGGTTGCGCTGTGGCAGACCGAATTCGTAGCAGTCCTCGTAGATCTGCCGCCAGTGATCCTTGCGGCGCTGCGCGGCCTCGTGCCGCTTCAGTATTTGCTCGACACTATGCACTGGCTTCGTTCCTCTTGCTGATGTTCTTGGCTTTCCTTCTCGCGTCGGCCTTGGAGCTAGCGCCCCAAGCGCGAAGCGACAAGAGCAGGCGCGTGGGCTTGCCGTCCTTGTATTCAGGCCCCGGCATGTTGCCCATACGCGCAAGAAAGCTAGCGCGGCGCGGGTTGTCACCAGACTTGACCGGGCGTTTCAGGTTCATGCCCTGCGCCCTAGCAGAACGCCGGCCAGCCTCATTGAGACCACCCTTCGGGTTTTTGCCGGCCTTACGTTGCCACGCTGGCGTCCTAGCCACGAGCTTGCTTCTTGGCACCACCAGTCACTAGGGTGCGCTTCTTGCGGAGCATTGCCAGATCAGCGCCGGTGATCTTGTCACGCGGCGCAGCAATCCGGGCCAGCCTCTTTTGTTTCGGAGAATACGATCCCTTCGGCATTGCTATCTCCCGATGCGAATTGATGCGGTGCCGCTGCTGTAGTCGCCAGTCTTGATGCCGGCGCGGTAGACCACAATAGGCTCACCATCAAAGCCGGCTGTCTCGATCGGTGCTGTGAAGCTGTCAACATCACGAAAGGTTGAACCCGCATCAAAGCTACGCTGCACAGTCACTGTGCCGACAAACGTGCCGCTGATCGAAAAACTAAAATCACCCTCGACATAAATGCCATCGCTGAATGTATTCTCAGCCGAGATGTCTTTCTCAACCAGACCAATGCCTTTATCCAAAACCGCCATCAGCTCTTATCCTTTCCTTTTAGAAGATCAGCGTCTGCCTTGCGCGCACCGCCCTTGCCACTGACAAAAGATTTTACCCGGCCCATCGCCCACTGATGAGCTGAGACCTTTGGTCTACTACCAGCGGAATAGTATGCACCCAACCCCCTACGATAGACCTTGTTCAGTTTCTCCTGACTAAACCGGCTGGCACCGGGGATGCCTGAAAACTTAGCCACGACTGCGCTCCTCGCTGATCCTGTCCATCATTGCCGGCGTCAATAGACCGCGCTTGTACAAACGCCGGGTGCGCTTGATCTCGGCGCGGCGCTTGTCCGGGTCTTTAGCGCCGGCAATGTACTTGGCCGGGATGCCGGACTTCTTGTCCTTCGGCACCCTGGCAAATTTACGCGCCATATGTCTTCTTCTTCGCCATCTTGCTCTTCATGCTGGCGTTGGTCATGCGACCACCAGTCTGGCGCGCGTACTCTTTCGCCGCCTTCATACCGGCCTTGCTGTACGCAAAGTGGCGGGTCTTGCCGTCCTTAGAAACTACCTTTGGCATCTCTTGCTCCTTGTAGATTAACCCAGTGTGCGCTGGATACCCATCTCGGCATCTTCACGCTCGGGCGACAGTAACGAGCGACGCCCACCAATCATGCGCGCACGACGACGAGCAGCAATCTGAGCCAGCTTCTGGCGCTCCTGCTCATCAAGGCGCGCCTGTTGCTTCTGCTGCGCCTCGACCAGCTCTGGATCTGGTGGCGGCGGTGTTGGTACGCGAACCAAGCTACTCATTAGTAATACCTCGCAAACATCATGTAGTCGGCACCGTCAGCACCATACTGCCGCAGGACGCCCTCACGGTTGAACTTTAACGCATCGGCCCACCGCATTGCAACCACATGCGTTACATCAACAGTGATCTGCAACCGCTTCAGTTTAGCTTCGGTTGCAATGTGGTTGATATGTCGTTGTGCGCCCCTCGTTGCTGCAACCGGATGGGTTTCAATGTGGTTGGATGTCAGCATCCACATCTCGGCGACGCCCTGCCACAGCTCGACATAACCAAAACAGCAGATAATTTTGCCGCCCATCATCGCGGTCTTAGCGTTGCCGGTCTCTTGGTACTGGCGCAGCATGTCGCGAAAATTAGGCACAGACCTGAAATATCGCGCGTCATGCTCCCGCAGATCCATTGCATAGGCGTGGCCCCAGTGGAACGGCACAAATGTGATGCCGGGATCATTGGTGATCATCAGAACACGCTAAAGTCTGTGTTGGCCTTGAGCTGCTTGAACTGATTGCTGAACTGGCTGTTGCGCGTGATCGCCCTCACCTCGCCGGCACCCAGCATCAAATAGCCAAACGCATCGCCCACATGCGAATGTTCGTTCTTATTCGGCGCGTCGCGGAACCGCTCATAGCCGGCCCCGACAGCAATCCGCTTGAAGTGATAGCCGCCGGCCAGAGACTTGCGGGTGCGCGTACACTTGTTCGACACAACCAGGCCAGCCTTGCCGTCGATCATCCGGTTCATCGGCATAGCGCCGGCCTCACGGCGCACCATGAAATCATTCGAGCTGGTCGGCCTGGCATGCAGGCCCAGCGTCCGCATATGCTCAAACGCGGTCACCTCGAATATCTCATCGCGCTTCACACCAGCCGGGTCGCCCCAGATCAGCACATCCGACTTCGGGAAGTGCTGCTGCAAGTCAGCCACCAGGTGATGACAGAACCGCTCCAGGCCCATGTCAAACGCCACCAGCTCGTGAACCACATGCCACCTGCCGTTCTGCATCTTCTGACCAAACACAGCCGCAGGCGTCAAACCAAAGTCCAAACCAATATGCACCGGCCAGCCCGGCTCAATCTCAACATCGCCCGACATCACACTGTCGCTAAACTCAGGCCACACAGGCTTGCCATCCTGAACATAAACATACTGCGCGCCGGCATAGCACTGAATCCAATCCAGCGTCTTGCCGGCTAGCTGCTGCTCGTAATAACCAGGCGGCAGGTTATTCACGTTCTCAGCGCGCGGGTTGTTGATCCAGTGCTTGCCGGCAGCAAAGATGTTGTCCTCATGCTCTGCCGTCGCCTCTGTGACGCCGCCTGGCTGCTTGTAGAACTTCCAGGGGTACTTGCCCCTGATCGGGTTCTTCTCAGCCAGGCCAGGCCACCAGTGATCCGAATCCATCGGGTTGGTGGACATCCACACCCCGCGCCAGGTGCAGCCGCCATTCGCCTTGGTAGGGTA